TTAGTCTTCAAAACTTTGTACAGTTTTGTTAATTGATCCTATAACATAGTCCATACATTTTATAACAAGTTTTTTGTAAGAAACAATATCATTAACACTCATATTTTGACAAGTATCTTCAAAAGATTTCAAACCATGCGCTAAATCATTCCTCTTATTCTTTATATCTGCAAGATACTTTCCTAGTTTCCCCAATGTAGCTGGGTTGTAATTTATAGAGTGTTCTTCAAGAAGCCGCTTTACAACTTTATAATCTGCATTCCCGGATAATTCAAAGTATTTAAAATCTAAATTAATTTTTTGTTTGACTAGAACATTATCTAGCATTTCAAAGGCCTTATCTGCAAATTTCTTATCAACTGTCTGCCTAGCGGAATATTTAACCCACAATTTTCTGATATTATCATCCATCTCATCATATGAACTCTCGAAATTATCATAGTAATATTGAAAACATGAATTCAAGGTCGACTCTACTAGATTATACATCATTAATATTGCATTAGATTTTAAAGTTTTTAAAATATTTTTTGAAAATTCTGTCTTTCCAATATTGAATCCAGACACTACTATATCATTAACAGATTGGTCAATATTGATCAAAAAATTACAAAATTTATGGATTTCAATCTTGGATTTCAAGTAATTTTCTGTATCAAACTGTTCCATCTAAAAAATAATCCTTTACATACTCAATACGTCTTATCAACTTTGTTCTATTGTTTGATGCACCAGAAGGAGTTAAGCCTTCAAACTCTTTACTCAAAAGTAATTTTTGAACATTTTCTGAAGTAGTTTCAAGACTTCCATTTTCCTTTAAAGCCAAGCTGATTCCTACTGCTAAAGAGTCAAATTGAGTTCTAGTAACACGATTCATAGCCTCTCCATTCTTTTTTAATTTTCTAAAGCCATATTTAAAATATGTATCTACAAATTTCATAGCATCATTAAATTCCTGAACAAATATTAATCTTTTCGATTCTGTCCATTCTGTTCCTGCTTCCTCAACAAATTTATCCAAAAATTTTTGTAGATTGTTACCGTAATTCTCATAATTATGGCTTAGTGCAAAGAATCTTGTGATCAATTCGATATCTTCTTTTCTATTCTTTTTCTCCTCAGATAGTTTGGTATTTCTAACAAATATCGGATCAAGCGTTAGTTCTTTAACTAATCTCATAAAACCATTCTTGTATTCTTTACCAGATCTTATTTCACTTGCGTTAGCTTCCTCAGAACTCGTATTTAATCTATTGAAAAGTTCTACTTTTTCCTCATCTTTTGTATTTTCATCTAAAACTACAATTCGGAGCGACTTTGCTCTAAATCTTCTCTGTTCATTCAGTGGAAGCTGTCCAAAGGTGCAGTCATTTAGTTCTGTTAGCTTTTCCAAATTGATCAGCATTAACTCATTATTCAAGAATTTACTTAACGTAGAAATTCTTTGTAATCCATCAACAATTTCTAATGTACCATCTTCACGGTCAGCTAAAAATATTAATGGTATGGGATAGCCTAATAATATTGATTCTATAAATCTGGACATTGCTTTTCCAGACCAAATAAGCTCTTCTCGTTGATACTCTGGAGCACTGAGCCCTGTCACACTATCTTCATCACTTTTATAGTTTAAATATAGATAATCTATTGGAAAATCTCTAGTATCATATTTGATATCGCTTCTTAAATTTTTTATCTGACTTAATATACGATCCTTATGTTCATCAGTTAATTCAAAAATAAATTCTGTCTGTTCGCCCATTTTTCTACCTCATATTTAAATGTTTTAATATACTTATTCCTATGGCTTCCCCCAATTTTGGAGGAACTGCATTACCAATTTGCATCGCAATTTTCTGACTAGAAACTTTTCCCCAATTCTCTACAAATTGATAATTTATCGGAAAGCTCTGCAAGATAGCGCCTTCTCGTAAGCTTAGTGCCCTATCCTGTTCAGGGTGACCAAAACGACCATTTCCGTAGCCCGGGAATTGTGTAGTGATCGTTGAAGAGGGTTTATCCCATTCTAATCTTCCGTACACTGAACCAAATGTAGCTCCAGTTTTTTTTCTGTAACAGTTTGGAAGTAAAGATTCATCCCAATCACGCCAAGTTCCTCCTGGTTTTGAACTTTTTATCCGTTCTAAATTTAAATTTGACAATTTTCTAGATCTGTGAAGAAAGTCTGAGGGGTCAACTTCTCCAGCTTCGATCTTGGGTAACTCTGAAATTGCATCACGAACAGTTGGGTAATCATCTTGTGTTAATTCTTTTTCAAAATGAATTTCTCCAAATTTTGAAGCAAGCAATAGTAACCTCTTACGATTTTGTGGGACTCCATACGCTGGTGCAAAAGCAATTTTATATTCAAAATAGTACCCCTCATTTACAAGAGTTTCTAAAAATCTTTCAAATATAGGTTCTTTAACTAACTGAGGAACATTTTCCATTGAAACTATGTCAGGTTTTACAAGTTTAATTTGTTTCCCAAAATAATCCAGCAGATCCATTTTTTCTTTCTTTGATTCACTATTTTTATATCTATGGCTATAAGCTGAAAATGGTTGGCAAGGAGCACATCCAATCATCACCTTTATATCTGTATCTTCAGGAAAGTATGAACTTAATTCATCATCTTTTAATTCTTTGATATCACGATGTACAAAAATTGCATTATTATTTTTTTCATAAGCAAATTGGCATGAAGCTTCAAAGTCAAAACCAGCAACTACATTAATTCCAGCCTTTTGTACCCCATATGTTAGACCGCCGATACCGCAAAATAAATCTATAGCGTTAATTTTCATTTTCTGCCCTTTCATCTTACACTAATTATAACAGATTTATAACTTTCTGTCGATAAAAAGTTAATTTGGAAAACAAAAAACACCCGCCGAAGCGGGGTTATACTTTAGTTTGTTTTTTAATAAAGTGTCTAATTAAAGTAGAAGCTTCAAATAGTGTAGATAATATAAAAGAAATTCCCCCTATCAAAAGAATTTGATTAGACTGCTCAAATTCGCCGAAAGCTAAAACCTCAATACTTAGTATAATAACAACAAGCCAAGTTCCTTCAAATTTCATATTACTACCACCATTTTTTAGTTTTATTAAAAAGTATATCATATTCTGAAAAATAAAAAAAGTAATGACTAAAATCAGAGTTTATTCCTATGATAACTAGTAACTTAACTTATGCTATACTTAAAATAACTAAATTAACTCTATAGGTGGAATTATATATGTTCATTTTTTATGTTTTTGTAGCTGCTTTAATATGGGCTGGAGTGTCATACTGGTTACATAAAAACAAGCCGCTAAAGAATGCTGGTGAAGTGCAGCAGGTATATTTGATTATAACAAGCATAAGTGTGATTATTATAGCGCTAATCATCCTCGTTTTTCTTATTTATATGATGGTATCCAGCAAATCATTAGATAACTTATCCTGGGCTATCATTTGTATATTAGTTATCGCTGTTGCCGCATTGTTCTTCAAAGAAAATAAAATTTAAAAAAGCCTGACCGAAGTCAGGAGTTTATTTTATAATTTATCTGCATTCATTTATCATGACCGTAAGTAGTAATCCTAAATTTTATGAATAAAAGAAAGTACCTCCACGTTAGAGTACATTCTTACAACATATTTTATTTCTTTCTCCTTTTTTCCAATAATTGCCAATAAATAAGACTTAAGAGAGCACACACATACTGTTTTCTTGCATCACAGACCAATTTTGAAAACTTTTTTTATAAAAACGTAAAAAAATTATTAAAAAATGAATACCCCCGCCCCTATTTGTTTTAGGAATACCGTATACCAATAGTGGCTCCCTGAGTAAAAAAGTGATTTTTTAAAATTTTTGCATAGGGGGGGTACAATCGGTAAATGGCATGGTTAAGGGATTTTTTGGTTGTTTTCTATGAATAGTTTCCCCTTTTTAGCCTTTTTTTAGAGTTTTTAGCCTATTTCCTCCTTTTTGGTGTGCAACTTTTGATGGTCAATTATCCTAGTTATCATTGCGGTTGAGCGATTTCGTTTCAGAAAAAAAGTTTTCAAAAATCACTTTTTTACTCAGGGAGGAACTATTGGTATACGGTATTCCTTGAAGCAATGGCGGGGGGGTATCTAAAAATTATAGAGAAAAAATGATATAATAGAGTTAGGTAAATTATTACTACTTTTCTTTATATTTGTCCGTGAAAATTCACGGGCTTTTTTGTTTTATTGAAAGTTCATTACCTTGTTTTATAATCTTTTTCACTTGCTTAATAGTTGGGTTCGTGTGGTTTCTAATAGTATGTTCGTGTAACAGATAACGACTTGCAACTTCTGATAGTGTCAAGCGTTCCATGTATCTAAGTCTGATTAACTCTAGGTCATCATCACTCAATGAATCAAACACCTCTGTCATTGCTTTGAATATAAAGCGTTGTGGTGTGAGTTGGTCTGAGCTGTCTATCCTATCCGTCCATGACTTCATTGTACCTGTGAGATATAATCTGATATTAAACTCTAGCTCATTCATCATACAATCCTCCAAACAAAAAAGCACCCCCACAATTAGAGATACTTTCCTGCATTATCATACCATGCGCATTTCTGCGTCTTTTTTTTATAAGACCATTATATCATACTTTAGATATAATTTCCTTAGCTTTCTTCATGATCTTACCTGTCTTAGCTGTAATCTGATAAGCTAATAGTCCTGTACGTTTTGTAGTCTCTGCGACACTTAATAGCTCTACATACCTCAAGCATAATACAGCTATGCTGTCAGTATCGACTGAATCAAATAGCTCATCAAGATTATCTAATAATTTAAGAAGCCTTGGTAAGTTGCCTGGTTCAGCTCCTATCTTTTCAATATAAGATTTTCTGCTTTGAGCGCTTAGGTATAACGTTCCTCTAAGATACCACCTTACAACATCTTGAGGTCTCCCCCAATAATATCTAACCATCTATTTTATATCCTTTCATGCTATATTATAAATTCCTAGCGAGTAGGTGTTTTTGCGGTAACATAGTAACAAAGTTCTACAAACGGCTTAACCATAAGGTTAAAGCTGTTACTTCTAACAGTAACGTGTTACTGAACTACAGTTACATTATTTATTTACTACCTCAAATCCGCCTAATATAGCACCGGCAACTAAGCCTGACGCGATTTCTTTGTCTGTCAGTCCTTGCTTTTCTGCTTCGTCAATAACTTTTCCAAGTTCTTCAATTTCTTTATCATTCATAATATTTTCCTTTTTCTATATAATTCCTAGCGAAGTAGGAAAAGTACGGTGACACGGTAACAACACTCTACAAATAGCTTAACCATGCGGTTTAAGTTGTTACCGCTAACGGTAACATGTTACCGAAGTACGGTGTCACTTTCGCTTTTTCTGACATTAACAATAAATACCTAGCCAATAAAGACTAGGTTTTTTTATTATAATCTAATCACTTAATCCGTCAAGATAAGCTCTTACTTTTTCTTTATACTTTCGTGTACGCTCGTCTTCAAATTGTTTGATAGAACGAGTGACATTGATAGAAGTATCATCATAAGCTGGTTTACTTACTACGCTTATTTCGCCTAATGTTTGAAGTTGGTTGATTGTTCGGATAGGTTTACTTGCTCCTTGTTGCCATGAATCGCCACCGTCTGCCACGACAAAGCCGAAACTCATGCCTTTAAGGTTTCCAGCCTTTATGTTGTTATAGACATCATGGCCAACTGTTGTATCTGGCATATCCAAAACAAAACGCAAGCCGACTTTATCAATGCTTAACTTTAAAGTTCCTGCATCAACTCTGCCTAGCACATTGGCGTAATCATGATTGTATAAAGCTAATACATCGCTTAAATCGACATTATCAAGTGCCGTCGGAGCGATATATTCAATAAAAGGTGCATTAGGCACACTTGGCTTATTAAATACAATGGCATACCCTGCAATTTGCCCAATGAATCCTGCTTTTTTATTTGCGTCTCTAATTTCTAGTTTGCTATCAATACCAAAATTAATTTCTGTTTTTTTAGTCATTTAATCCCCTAATCTAAATCAGTCATGATTTTTTCAGATTTTAGAAATGCCATTAGTTCTTTTTCATATTGATCTGCCATTACTCTAACAATTCCAAAGAACCAGTTATTTTTGTGACTTCCGTTTTTTTGACCAATTAAATTATTTAATGGGCTTCGAGAATAAACATTTGATTTTTCTAGTAAGTAATTTCCTGATTCCTGAAGGCGATAACGTTGGTCATCAACTTCCTTGTTATATTCCTTTAGTTTTTTCTTCGTTTCTTTAGATAAGGTAATTTTTAATAAATCTTGTTGAATGTTACTTAAACTATCTGCTCGGCTTAATGCTTCTCCGATAGTATCATCAACTTCTTGAGAACTCCAGAAAACATCAAGCTCTTTCTGTTCCTCCGTCAGCCGTTTTTCTAATGTCTCTAGTAATTGCTTAGCGTTATTCAATTCAGATAAGGCTTTGAGTGATTCATCAATATCATCATTTTGAGATTGATTTTCCATTTTTTCAATTTTGTTTTTTAATTCAGAAATTAATTGATTCGTTTTATCAAATTTTTGAGTGAGTGGTTTAGCTTGTTTTTCGAGTTTGTTTTTTGCTTCTTCAATATATTTTACTTGCATGTTATTTCTCCATTTTTCGTCATTTATTACTTGTCGGCATTCCACAGAACGCCCAACTTATCACCTAATGTCGCGATTGCTTGATGAGTTTCTTGGTCTGATTGAAGTTGATTATCAAAGTATTCTTTTAATGAGAGAAGATTTTCAACTGCTTTATTCCTCTCGTTTTCAGCGACTGGGATTTCTAAGTTTTTTATTTTATCTTTCGCCATTTTATCCTCTATTTTCTAATGGTAAATATATATTATAATCGGAACTACAGATAAAACCTGTAACTCCTTTTGTTCATTGCGTTAATTGCTCTTTTTATAAATGAGTTAAAACAACCGCTTTTGTTGGAGACCTTGCTCTCATAATCTTTCCTTTCTTATTCGTCTAATTCAAATCCGATTAACTCTGCGATATTATCTAAAGCATTGAGGTTCATATCTGCTAAGTCTTTCGCTGTGATGATTGTACCGTCTGTGAACCGTGGCACTTCGTGGATATCATCTTTAAACATGGAATGATGCTCATTTTTTTCTCCTATTTTTGGGGTGCATTTAACTTTTGGGTGCATTACTAAATGCACCCTATTTTCTGCCATAACCCCTTTTACCTCTTCGAGTAGTTTTTTGCCATTCTTTCTTATTATTCATTGAGTTCTTGAACTTAGAAACTATCTTAGCAGTTCCTTTACCCGTCTCAATCCCCATTGCTTCCCAATAGAAATAAGTAGCCGTCACAAATTCTCTTGGTTTGATTTCCCCTCTAAACTCATGTTTAGGGGTTTCTCCAGATTGAAGAATAAAGCCAATATAGGCTCTCCGCTCGTGCATTCTTGTATTATTTCCTTGTACTTTATAGAAATCTGTAGGAATCGGAATTTCAAGATACTGCTCAAGTAATTCTTCTTGTTCATCAAAATATTCATAATCTGATCGCTCCAAATTGAGTTGCTTTTCTTCTTCCTCTGAGAGTTTAAAACTGAACCCTTCCTTGTAGTAGTGAACCATCTCACCCCAAACTTGACGAACGGTGGCATCATCTAAATCAGAAACAGGATGATATTTTTGTAACTCTTTTGAGCAATGAACGGGAAGAAACCTCCTTGCGCCGGTTCTGTCTTTCTGATACTCTTCATGGTTGGTTGTCCGAGCAATGACAAAGTTTTTGGCATAATTTTCTACCTTTGTGCCATAGGGCGCCCTGAAAGAAAGCACGGTTTGAGTGATAAACTTCTTTAAATCCGCAAAGGGTATTTTGTTACTGATTGCCATTTCATCATCATTCACAATCAAAGCACGTAACATCATGACTAACTGATCTTTATCATCAAAATTTTTCATTGAATCTGTGTACCAGCCTTGCCCCATCTTAGTAAGAAAGGTCGTCTTTCCCGAACCTTGGCCTCCTACCAAATCCAAAACAAAGTCAAACTTATCATGAGGACGATAAACCTTACTGACAGCCCCAACAAAAAACAGTTTGGTCATTCGTTCGGTTAAATCACTTTCTTTCGCCCCCAAATAATCAGGAAATAGACTTCTTGCACGTTTGACCTTATCCCAATTTTTGTAACAGTCTTCCATGAAATCTTGAACAGGATTGTATTTATTTTCGTAAGCAATTTTATTAATCACATTGACTAAAAGCCGACTATCAAATAAAACATCATACTTTTCTTCAAAATGTTCAAGAATAGCCGTAATATAAACCTCTTTTAACCCATCATTCTCAATCTCTACTCCTTTCAACTTGAAAGGGGTTCTGATTTCTATTTCTTGTGTAAAAGAATTAAACACAAATTGATTTTTTAAAATGTTGTCATTTTCTATGGCGATTCTTATGTTTTTTAAAGAATTTACTTTTGGTTTACCATACTGATTGACGGCGAAATTTTCAGCTTCAAATTTAACTTTAACGATTTTATCGCTCTGAGGTGGTTTTTGTTCTGACTTCTTACTCTCTGCTTTTGATTTTTCTTCCTCGTAGCTGTTAATCATCGTTTGGAAATCATCATCTACACTAGTCACTCAACACCTCCCTTTCTTTTTCATCAAAATATTCATCCGCAAGACCTATAAAATCAGCCAGCAAGGCTTTTTTCTGAGTTCCCTCACAAGTCGCTTCAATTTCTGAAACGGCCCACATCATGAGATATTTATAGTTATAGCCGTGTTTCTTTCCTAAAATAATGAATTTCATCATATTCTTACTATTTAAGAAGCCCTGATGCATCACGATTTCATCTTTGAATTTCTCAAATGTATTTTGTCGATAAACGGTAGCGACTTTTTCAGATTCGTCACGCTGCAGCTTATTAAGAAACTTCAAAAATTTATTTGATAGATGAGCTGGATGTTTATAATGCACTTTTTTATAGCCTAGCTCTTGATACTTTGAGGTTAGAAAGTTGAAAATCTCCCAGTGTTGACTCACGCTGATATCAAGTACTGAATCAAAATGACCGCTAAAACTAATATTATTGGGGACAAGATAAACATATTGATAGAAATCTTCTTTTTCCAAAATCAATGTCTCTCCTGCCCCTTTCATCAGTTTTTTAGCTACTATTTTATTTAGACGAATGGTCAAAAGTTCCATATCCTTCCCCCTATTCAGCCAACTGATCCATGAGCTGCTCAAGTTGTTTCTTTGAGACCCAAACCGTTTTATCTCCTTCTTCAAGGATAACTTCACGAAGTCCAGCAACAACCAGCTTCTTATAATAAGCTTCATTAATTGAGAGTTCACGTTTTAAATCAGCTTTTTTCTTATAGGGAAACTCACGACTTTGTTCAACTCTTGCTTCAACTAACTTATCAACATGGCTTAATACTGATTGAGTCAGCTCATGCTCTGCTTCAATTGATAAAATACTCATGCCATGCCTCCATTCTTACGTTTAGAAATAACTTCCATAACTGCGTACGTTAGTTTATCTTCACTAATTCCTAGCTCATTAGAAAGCTCTGAAACATCTTCGGAACTGATAATATCAAATGCCGTCAATGCTTTGTGCTGGGTTTTTCTACGTTGTCTTTCATGGCGAATACCACGATTAAACGCCACATCATACAGGTACTCGTAAACAAAAATACGCATCCAGTCTTGCCAATTTTCTTTATTTGCGTTGTGATAGTCCATCAAGATAATTTTTTCTTCGATGACGTCAGCTAATTGCATAACGCCCTCTGTAACGTATCCTTTATAGTCAGTTTGCTTAATTTCCTGTTTAATACGATATTTTTCAGCAATTTCATGAGAAATTTTCATCTTAAAAGGATTGCCTTTTTTAATATAAAGGATTCTGCTTAATGGTATCCGTCCGCCTTTGATAACAAATGAAAGCAGTGTTTCATCATTTTGACGGTATACTCTTAAATCAAATGTTTTAAATTTCATGCTTTACCCCTTAACCATTTCTACTTGGATATCATTTTCTAAAGTTGTGAAAGTCACTACTGATTGACCGTCAAA